TCGAGGACGCGACCAGCAACAACAACCCGACGCAAAAGCAGGTCGACACGAACTTGCCGACCGATCGCGGCAATCAACCGACGTCGGCGACCGCATGATGTTCTGGGTCTTGGTGATCCTCTCGATCGCGTTCGTCGCTTACCTCGCAGGGCAAGGGCGGCTGTGAGCGGCGGCCTGTCGGCGCACGCGGAACGGCTGTATCGCCGCATCCGCATGGCGGTGGCATCGGTGACGATCTCGGCGACCGACGACAGCGGCCCCGTGCACAAGGTGCAAGGCAAGGTGCGCGGCACGCCCGAGACGATCGACAATCTGCAAACGCTGAACCTGTATGGCTTCGCGTCACACGCGCCCGTGGGATCCGATGCGCTGGCGATATTCGGCAATGGTGATCGATCAAACGGGGTGATCGTCGCCACCGCCAACCAAGCCGCCCGGCCGCGCAATCAGAAACAGGGCGAGGTCACGATCTACACCGACGAAGGCGATGTGATCTCGTTTCAGCGCAACCACACCATCACGATCAGCACCACGGGCACGCTGGCGGTCACCGCAACGACGCTCAACATCAACGCGACCGGCGGCGGCAAGACCACGATCAACCTTGCTGGCGACATTATCGCCAGCGGCACCATCACCGCCGACACCATCAACGCACCGCACGGAAGCGTCGGCCCATGACCTGGATTGACGACCTCGGCTTGCCGATCATCGACAACGGCCAGCCGCTTCCCGCAGCGAACGCGGCGGGCGATGTGCTGGTGCAGTGGGACAACGTCAACACCACGGGCGATTGGGTGCTGGCCAATGGCGACCTGCAAACCGGGCAAGACCTGGAAACCGCCTGTCTGGTGTCGCTGTTTACCGACAAGCTCGCGACGCCCGATTTCGTGCCGACCGACGGCACCAGCGATCGGCGCGGCTGGTGGGCCGACCCGTATAACGATCAGCCGCTTGGCTCGAACCTCTGGCAACTGGCGCGCGCCAAGAAGACCCGCGACACGCTGGGCCTTGCGCGCACCTATGCGCTCGACGCGTTGCGCTGGCTTGTCACCGATGGCGTAGCCGCCAGCGTCGACGTCGACACGCGATGGATCGGCCCGGCTGGGACCACGTTGCTTGGCATCGCCATCGCCATCACCAAGCCCGACGGCACTGAGACGCGATTCGTCTACGGCTGGGCGTGGGACAATCTCGCGATACTTCGCGTCACGTCGCAGGGCCCGCCGATCGCTGCACCATCAAGGAGTGCCGCTTAATGCCCTATGCGCGCCCCACACTGACCGCGCTTCGCGACCAGTCGATCAACGACATAACGACGTCGGGCGTGCCCAACCTCGACGGGCTGTTGCGCAATGCGGTGTTGCGCGTCCTCGCATGGGTGATGGCGGGGCTGTCTTACAGTGTATACGGCTACCTCGATTGGATCGCTTTACAGGCGGTGCCATTCACTGCGACCGACGAGTTCCTCGAAGGCTGGGCGGCGCTGATCGGGGTGTATCGCAAGGACGCAACAGCGGCGTCGGGCTCGGTGCAATTCACGCTCGGCCAGCCCGGCACATTCGTCGCCAGCGGCACCGCCATGACACGGCAAGACGCGGTGCCATACCAGACCACCGAAGACGCCACCGTCGACCCTGACGGCACGTTGACCGTCGCGGTCGAGGCCGAGGTCGTCGGCGCCATGACCGACTGTGACGCAGGAACCCCGATCGGCTTCGCGACGCCGATCGTCGGCATTCCGAACAATGGTGTCGTGCTGGCGCCCGGGTGCACCGGGGGCGCCGATCAAGAGGAAGACCCCGACTTCAGGACGCGGATGCTCGCCGAGTATCGCAACCCGCCGCAAGGCGGCTCGACCAGTGATTACATCATTTGGTCGCTGCAGGTGCCCGGCGTCACCCGTGCATGGGTCGAGCCGAACGGCATGGGCGCTGGTACTGTCGTCGTGCGCTTCATGCTCGACGAGGCGCAGGCCGCGCATGGTGGTTTCCCGCAAGGCACGAACGGGTGCGCGCTCGAGGAAACGCGCGGACCACCCGCGAGCGGCGATCAACTCGCGGTCGCCGAACACATATGGCCGTTGCAGCCGGTGACCGCGCTGGTCTTTGCCATGGCGCCGGGCTCGGCCCCGATCGACGTCGCGTTGCAGAACCTCGATCCCGACACGCCCGATATGTTGGCCTCGATCACCGCCGCCATCGACGATATGTTGCTCGCGGTCGGCTCGCCGGGCGGCACCGTATATCCGTCCGATATATACAATGCGATCCTCGCCGCCCCTGGCATTCAACACTTTACGATGGTTGAGCCGTCGGCGCCGTTCACCGCGCCCCCTGGCGCGCTGCCCGTGATGGGCAATCTGACAGCGTCGGCGCTATGAGCGACCTGCCAACCCCGTCCGCCGCCGACTATCTCTGGCAGTTTCAACGCCTGTTGCCGCGTGGCGCGATCTGGCATCGCGGATGGGGAACGGTGCAAGCGCAAGACCTGTTGACGCTGATGCCGACATGGGCACGCCTGCACGCCCGCACGAATAACCTGTTGATCGACGCATTCCCATGCACCACCGACGAACTGCTGCCAGAGTGGGAAGCGACGCTTGGCCTACCCGATCCGTGCATCGGCGAGCTGCCCACCGTGCAGCAACGACAGGCCGCAGTGTGCGCCAAGTTCGCCGCGCGTGGTGGCCAGTCGATCGACTATTTCGTGCGGCTCGCCGCGTCGCTCGGCTACACCATCACGATCACACAGTTCGCGCCGTTCCGCGCTGGTGTGAACTGCGCGGGCGATCCCGATAATTCCGACGACTGGGCCTATGCGTGGCAAGTCAACGTCGACGCTGGGCCCGACGAGACGATCACCTATTTCCGCGCCGACCAGTCGCACGCGGGCGAACCTCTCGCCGCGTGGGGCGATGAAGCGCTGGAATGCCTGATCCGCGAATATGCGCCCGCACATACAACGGTGATCTTTGCCTATGTCACCGAAAGCGTGTGGGACCAGGGCGCGTCGATTTGGGATGGCGGCGCGAGCCGTTGGGATTATCGCGGCGTGGCCGAGGTCGAGCAACCAATCGAGACGCTGATCATGCGCCTGCCCGCGCCGGTCCTGGCCTCGTTAATTGAACGAGCTAAACGCGAGGGCGTGCGGCCTGAGCGCCTGATCGAATTGATGGTGGGACAATGAGCAACATCGACACGACGGTGCCGATCCTCGGCGAGCCGACGACCGCATCCGTCCGCGATAACTTCCTCGTCGCCGCAAACGAGATCGACGCCGCCACCGCAACCGCCAACGGCGCCGTGCAGCGGTCGGGCGATACCATGCAAGGCGGCCTGCATTTCGGCTCGACGCTGTCGCTTGGTGTGACCGACATTTCGCGCCACGTCGACCTATGGGGCGGCACGTTCGGCCTCAACGTGACCAGCGCGCGGCTGAATATCGTCTCGCCAGCCTCGACCGTCTTCGTCAATCAACAGAACTCGACCGACCTGCTGATCGTCAACAGCACGCAGGTTTACAGCTATGTGCCATTCTATGTTGACCGCGCGCTTGTGGTCGACCCGGTCGCTGGCATCGAAGCGCTAAAGCCGATCACCATGGCGACCGGCCAGTCGATCACGCTGGCGGCCGATCCAGCGAGCGCGCTGCAAGCGGCGACCAAGCAATACGTCGACAGCAAAGCCGGGGCGGGCCTCGTCGATGCGCCCAACGATGGCAACCTGTATGCGCGCATGTCGGCGACGTGGTCGCAGGTCGTGATCCCCGCCGCAGCGACGACGTTGCCGGTGATGAATGGCACCGCCGCGATCGGCACTGGCACGACCTGGGCGCGCGCTGATCATGTGCACGCGTCCGACACCACGCGCGCACCACTCGCCAACCCGACATTCACTGGCGCGGTCAACGCGCCGACGCCCGCGCTAAGCGGTAGCACGCTGGTCGCGACCACCGCCTACGTCTCGACCAATGCGCCGCTGTTGACGTCGCAGTCGGGTGGGACGGTCGATTACAATGCGATCGATCAGGCGCATTTCGGCTTGCACAACTTCGGCGGCCCGTCGACCTCGACCGTCAACCATCCGCCCGGCATCGTCTCGCCCGCCAAGGCGACCGTCCTGTCGACGTGGGCCGCGAATACCGGCTGGGCAACACAAATGTATATGGGCGCCGAAGCGGGCGTGCCGAATCTGTTTTATCGCGTGATGCCCGGCAACGCGACGTGGGGATCGTGGTCGCGCATCATCACCGACGCGGGCGGCGTTATGACCGGGCCGCTGGTGCAAGCCGCCGATCCAGCGACCGCGCTCGGCACTGCGACCAAGCAATACGTCGACGCTGGCGACGCGGCGCGGCTCCCGCTCGCGGGCGGCACCATGAGCGGCGGTGTGCATTTCGGCAGTGCGGTCGCGCCGGGCGGCACGGCCGATCTCTCGCGACACCTCGATCTGAATGGTGGGACGTTCGGTTTCAGCATCACGTCGGCGCGGCTGAATATGGTTGTCCCGGCCGGATCATCGGCATGGATCAACGCGGGTGGCATCGACGCTCTGCAAATCACGCCAACGGTCGTCAACGCAATGGTCGGCTTGGCGTTCCCGGCTGGCATCCTCGACAGCGCGCCGAACAGTTTCGCCAATCACATTTCGCTATTTGGCACCGGCTACGGCATCGGCGTGACCGCTGGGCAAATCAACATCGTCAGCACGAATCGCGTTTGCTTCATCGATCAAGCCGGAAACACGGTGTCGATGCAGGTCTCACGCACTGGCGTGGTGATGAATGTCGCGGCCACGGGCGTCGCGCCGGGTGTCGGTGACAATAGCGCCGCCATTCCCACCACCGCATGGTGCACGGCCGCGTTTGCGCCGCACGCCGCGCTAGATGCGATGCAGGCGCAGATTGACGCACTGAAAGCGGCGCTCGCGGCCAACAATATAACCGTATAGACGGGAGACTTTGCATGTATCGGATCGACAACCCCGCCGTCGCGACGACGATCCCGATCCCTGGCCAAGCGGGGGCGCCGGGGTTTTTCCAGGGCGGCAATCCAGCCTCGGGCATCAAGGCAACCACCGTCGACGCCGATTGGTTGAACGCGGTGCAGGAAGAGATCAGCCATGTGATCGAGGTCTCGGGCATCACGTTATCAAAGACCGACCGCACACAGTTGGCGCAAGCGCTGCAATCCATGACAGCGGGGCGCTTCCTCGGACGGCAATCGTTCGTCACGCCGGGGGCCGCCAACTATACGCCGAACACCCTGATGCGCTTCTGCCGCATCCGATTCCAGGGGGCGGCCGGTGGTGCTGGCGGTGTCGCGCAAGCCTCGACCGGGCAAGCGTCGATCTCCTGCGCCGGGCAGTCTGGCCACTATGGCGAGGCCACGTTGACGCGGGCCCAGCTTGGCACGTTGCCGGTGCCGCTGGTGATCGGGGCGGGTGGTCTTGGTGGCCTCGCTGGCGCGCCTGGGGCGGGGTCACAGGGCGGCAACGGCGCGGCTGGTGGTCTTACGAGCTTTGGCTCGCCGATCATCCTGCAACAGCCCGGGGGCGGCTACGGCCTCGGTGGTGGCATCTATTCGGCCTCGACGACCGTCGTCGGCGCCGGGACCACCGTCGCCATCACCGCCGGTTTCGATCTCGTCATTCCGGGCATTCAAGCGGAGGGCGGCTCGCTGCTCTTCATCAGCGGCGCCGAAGTGTTCGGCACGCCGTCGATCGGGCCCGGGTCGATGCTGTCGAATGGCACATCTGGGAGTGGTGGTGCGGTCGGCCAGGACGCCGGGGGTTATGGCGGCGCCGGGGGCGGCACGGCCGCCAACACTGGTCAGGGCGGCTATCGGGGCGGCAACGCGTCGGGTGGTGCGATCCTGATCGACGAGTTCGGCTAGACCGCCACGCGGGAGCGCTGCGGGCTCGCCCCAGCGCTTCGGACAAAAAAGGGGGGCCAGTGTGGCCCCCCTCTCGTCGCGTGGCCTGGGCGCCTTCCTACGCCGTCAGATAGCACCACGCGGCATAGCCGATGGCGATCGCCGCCAGCATCATCAGCGCCGCGACCACGATCCCCGTCGCCGGGGCGAGGTCGTCCTTGTCGCCAGCCGCCAGCATGACCGTGGCCAGGATCAGGCGGGTCATGTGCACGGCTC